GATATGATGAAGTATCCGGTAACGGCGTTGGTCATTAGGAAAGTGGCTCGCACGCTAGAAGAATCAGTCTTTGAGCAGCTAAAAGAGGCCATTGATATGCTTGGAGTTAGTCAATATTGGCGTGTGATGAAGAGCCCCTTACAATTGGTCTATTTGCCGCGTGGGAACAAGATCATTTTTCGGGGAGCAGATGACCCGTTAAAGATCAAATCAATCAAGGTGAGCAAGTTTCCTATCGCTTTCATGTGGATCGAGGAGCTAGCAGAGTTCAAAACTGAAGAAGAAGTATCGACCATCGAAAACTCTGTGCTTCGGGCTGAGTTGTCGGATGGTCTTTTTTATGCCTTTTATTACAGCTACAACCCGCCAAAACGCAAACAATCTTGGGTGAATAAGAAATATGATACTAAGTTCATACCAGCTAACACATTCGTACACCACTCTACGTATCTCGACAACCCGCATATTTCAAAGGCATTCATCGAAGAGGCTAAGGAAGTGCAGCAAAAGAAGCCTCAGAAATATGAGTGGGAGTATCTTGGAAAAGCGATAGGAAGTGGTGTTGTACCATTTGACAACCTGGTATTCAGGAAGATTACAGATGAAGAGCTGCAATCATTCGATAACATCAGGCAAGGTAATGACTGGGGTTATGGCGTCGATCCATTGGCGTTCGTTCGCTGGCATTACGATAAGACTCGACGGCGCATATATGCGTTGGACGAAATCTACGGAGTGAAGATATCTAACCGTGAAGCAGCTGATAAGATCACATGCAAGGGATTCCACTCAACAATGACCACAGCTGATTCAGCTGAGCCTAAATCAATCGATGAAATGAAAGGCTATGGTATCCGAATGAAAGGTGCCAAGAAAGGTCCTGGATCAGTTGAGTATGGAGAGAAGTGGCTTGATGATCTGGAAGAGATTGTGATTGACCCTGGGCGTACTCCGAACCTAGCGAGAGAGTTCGAGAGCATCGATTATCAAACAGATGCAGATGGAAATCCAAAGGCGAAATTAGAGGATTCAAACAACCATACAATCGATGCGACGAGGTACGCATTTGAGGGCGACATGAAGAAGCCGGGCATCTCGTTCGATTAAATGGTTATGCAGGATTTTTGCATAAAGAGGTTAACATAATACACCCTATCGGACTCATGCAAAACTTGAAAATTCAGCGTTTGTGCGTGGTTTCGTTTTTATCTACATTGTGGTTTTATACATCGTTTATGCAAGTGTTGTAATGGCGCGGTTTATAAGAGATGTGTAATTGATTATTTCCCGACGATGAATATGGTTTATGCATTAAATATGCAAAAGGGGGCGAAAGGATATGGATGAGCAAAGGGTTAGGCAAATAGTTCAAGAGGAACTGGCTGGAATTGTAATAAACGACCAGCCAGCTTTAGGTTTAGTACCTACAATTTACGTACTCGATATGAACGTTGTCGCAAACCGATTAGAAGAAAGATTGCTTACCGCTATCGAGTCTCGGCTAAATATTTCATAAGTGTTCGGTGGTACTCCTCTAAAACAATTGCTGAGACCTTAGTGGATGCTTTCAAAGTAGCGAAAATAATATCCGCTTGTTGCTCGCTGGGAATTGAACTAGCCTGTTTAATCTCTTCGACTAAAGTGGGAGTCTCTTTCTCCAATGCTTTTTGAAGCAAAGTTGTAAAATCAATATTCATAGTAATCACCACCTTTCTGTATCCTAACAACTATTCGACAAATAATTGGAAAAACCTACAAGAAAGGGGGCATTGATCATGACCTCAGAAATGCAACGTATAACGTCAATCATCGAAGCAGGAGCTAAGTCAGGGATGACCATAGAGCAGATCATTCAGCAAGAGATAGACGACTGGCTCAATTCAAATGAACGAAAACTCATGCTCACAGGTCAACGGTATTACATTGGTGACGCGGATATCCTGAAACGCAAGCGAACGATCATTGGTGACGGCGGCCATCAGATCGAGGTAAACAACGTTGCCAACAATCGTCTGGTGCATAACTTTGTGCGCAAGCTAGCTGATCAAAAGGTAGGTTATTTACTTGCCAAGCCACTGAGCATACAAACGAATAACGAGACATACCAAGGCTTGCTTAGCGATATGCTGAACAAGTCTTTTTTGCGTCTGATCCAGAACATTGGAAAAGAGTCCATCAACAAGGGGCGGGCTTGGTTACACGTTTACTACGATGAGGAAGGAACGTTTTCATTCAAACGGATACCATCCGAAGAGATTATTCCTTTGTGGCGTGATGCGGCCCATACACAATTGGACGCATTGATCAGAGTATACGAGGTTGAAGTTTACGAAGGTACGAAGAAAAAGACGATAACCAAGATCGAGTTTTGGGATAAGAACGGTGTCAGTCGCTATGTGAAAGGGAACGGCGAGTTGATACCGGATGTTGAGGCTGGAGATGCAGGCAGCCACTTCTATGTTACGAATGGAGAAGATAGCGAGCGAGGGTATAACTGGGATCGTGTTCCCTTCATTTGCTTTAAGTACAACGATGAAGAGATACCACTTATCAAGTTTGTGCAGCCACTCATTGACGATTATGACAAGCAAAAGAGTGACAATGCGAACAACCTTGAAGACCTGCCAAATAGCGTATATGTCCTCAAAGAATACGATGGGGCTGATTTAGGTGAGTTCCGCCGCAATTTATCTGTGTATAGAGCAGTAAAGGTATCTGGCGAAGGTGGAGTAGACACGCTTAGCCTCGATATCGACACGGAAGCCTATAAGACTCACATGGAAATGAACCGGAAGGATATCTACGAGTTCGGGCGTGGCGTGGATACACAGTCAAAAGAGTTCGGCAGCAGCCCGTCTGGTATCTCTCTCAAGTTCCTGTATGCTGATTTGGATATGGACGCTAATATCATCGAGACTGAGTTCCAAGCAAGCATGGAGCAGCTACGATGGTTCATTGATCAGCACATCTTCAATACAACAGGTAAGGACTACTCAGGTGAAAAGGTTGATTTCATTTTCAACCGGGACATTTTGATCAATGAAACGGATGCGATTACGAACGCTAAAAACAGCGTAGGTATCATTTCAAATGAAACGATAGTTGCGAATCATCCGTGGGTAACTGATGCAAAAGACGAGATGGAACGATTGAAAAAGCAAAATGACGAGGAGCTAGATAAAGAATACGGTGGGTTGCCTGATGATGAATTAAATGGCGACAATTCTGGAGGAGGTGGTGACAAAAATGCTAAGTAACAGCACAAAAGAAAAACTGGATCAAACGATTTCGGCATTGTGTGATGTCTTCTTGGAAGATTTAAGGAATAATCGGATAATCTCCAGCGAGGAAATAGATTCGCTAACTAGACTTGTACAAGCTGCAGCGTCCCATACACCTACAACAAGTATCTTTCTTTCGCCGGTTATCCAAACGACATCTGAGTTTGATATTGATAAGGTAGTTAGGCGGATTGGGCAAACGCTTGAAAAAGAACTTGCTACTACTAGGATTACTTACTGATGAAAACCGATCAATATTGGTCCAAACGCATGGATGTCTTGAATGAGTCGCAGCTCTCCAAAGGTGAAGACTACATTAAAAAGCTTCACCAGGAATACGACAAGGCGATGGCGTCCATACAAAAGGACATTAACGTATTCTATCAGCGACTTGCAGTCAACAACGAGGTAAGCCTTGCAGAAGCGCGTCAAATGTTGAAAGCAGGCGAGCTCAAAGAGTTTAAGTGGAGTGTTGATGAGTACATCAAAAAGGGCCGCGAGAATGCCGTTGATCAACGATGGATGAAGGAACTGGAGAATGCCAGTATAAAGGTGCGTATGAGCCGCCTAGAAGCCTTGCAGACGCAAATGAGGCAGCAAGTTGAAATACTGGCTGCATCTAAGCAGAGAGGCATCACTGACCTGCTGGGTGACAAAATTTACAAAGACAATTACTATCGATCGATCTTTGAGCTGCAAAAAGGTGCAGGCTTCGGTTCGTCCTTTGCTAAATTGGATAGCCGGTTCATAGATAACGTTCTGACAACACCTTGGGCTCCGGATGGAAGTAACTTCAGCTCACGTATTTGGAAGGACAGGACTAAGCTTATCTCAGAGCTTCAAACAACCTTGTTGCAAGCGTTTATACGTGGAGATCCATCGGAGGTTTGTATTAAGCAGCTCTCAGCTCGTATGGGAGTATCCAAGAGTGATGCAGAGCGTCTGGTTATGACGGAATCAGCTTACTTTGCTGGTCAATCACGTATGAGGGCTTATAAAGAGTTGGGTGTGGAGCAATACAAGTACACATCCACACTGGATAAGCGCACATCCTCAATATGCCGGCAAATGGATGGTAAAGTGTTCGTGATCAGCGAGGCACATCCCGGTGTAAACTATCCACCATTGCATGCACGTTGTCGGTCAACAACGATACCGTTCTATGAGGACAACGTAAAAGAACGGGCTGCCCGTGACGACGTTGGGATTACTTATGATGTTCCAGGCGACATGACATACAAAGAGTGGGCTGCCGAGCATGTAGAGAAGGTTGTTGAAGAACCGCCAAATCAGAGTTTTAACCGGAAATTCAATGCCAAAGCTAGTTATCATATCGAGCTTCCGAACATTCCTGAGCCTGTTCTCGAAAAAGTGGCAGAAGTGAATCGAAGCATTGCACGTCAGGGGAATAAAGAAGGCAAAGAGATTGCTGTCATCATGGATGGTAAATCCGGTGTAGAGCTTGGCAGAGCAGATGGTACGATTAACAAAGTCGTATTCAGTCAAGAATTACATCATAAGCTACGTTCATCACCTGCCAATTCAATTATCCTGACTCATAACCATCCTCGTGGGACGCGAATAAATGTAAAAGACCTGCAGAACCTTGCGCTTTATGAATCATTGTCTTCCATCGCTGCAGTCGGCCATGATGGCGGAGTGAGTGCAGTCTCTACATTGGGCAAACACGTTGATCTGATCATATTCAACGAGATCATGGTAAGTGCATCAAGGCAGACTGCTGAGAAGTTAAAAACTTCAAGTAGATATGATACAATGTCATCATCTGAGAAGTTAGCATATTTTGATCATGCTGTACTGCTCGCCATTATCGAGGAATTGGGGTGGGTATATGTCGAAGACTTCGAAGCATCAAAAGGAGAATATTGGGGGATTTGATGAGACCTACCTGGATAAGTTAGATCCGACTGATCCTAATTTCCTTGAAAAGTACATCAAGGCTGCATCAGCTCCTATAGATCCAAAAGAAGAAGATACGGAATAAACGGCACTCACGTTAACAACGGAGTGCTTTTTGTTTGCCTAAAAATGCACATGGAGGAGATTCATTTGTACAATCCGCAAATCGAAAACAATTTTAGATATCACGCACCAAAAGAAGGACAGCCAGAGAAATATGAGGCCCTTAGAGCAAAAGCTAAAGAATTGGCATATTTGATCGATGAGTCTGTACCAAAGAGTAGGGAACAATCGCTTGCTATAACAAATTTGGAACAAGCTGTGTTTTGGGCGAACGCAGCAATTGCTAGGAATTAAAAGACATATCATAGTTGCTTCGGTACTGTAGAAGGAATGCCACAATACGGCATTTTGGTACTTTGGCCGTAAACTATAAAGACATCACCGGACGCGACCGGGTTAACAAGCGAAGATGAACGAGGAGTGAATGAACGTGAATAAAGAACAGTTTATTGCTTTGGGTTTGGGCGAGGACCTAGCTGAAAAGGCTGCTGTTGCATCTCAGGATGAGTTGAAGAGTTTCATCCCGAAAGCACGCTTTGATGAGGTCAACACAGCGAAGAAGAAAGCCGAGGATGACTTGAAAGATCGCGACAAGCAGTTAGACGATCTGAAGAAGTCGGCAGGCGATAGCGCGGCACTACAGGAGCAAATCACAAAGCTACAGGGTGAGAATAAGGCTGCTGCTGAAAAGTATGAATCAGAGACCAAAGAGCTACGTCTGAGCACGGC